ACATCCCTGGCGTCGTCGTCGATGACCACGTTCGACCCCACACACAGGTCGGCGGTGGGGCTGCTGTTGGCTATGCCGACGTTGGATGTGGTGATAAACGCCGTCGTGGCGTTGGTGAACTGCACGGTGTTCGACGTGACGTTGCCATTGTTCACGATTTCTTGGAGATTGGCGGCAATCCCTTCGAGTTGCGAGCCGTCGCCGATGAACGTGAGGGCCGTGACGTTTCCGGCGACCAAAACGTTGGAGAACACGTTGATGCCCGTGGTGGGATGTTCGAATTCCACCATCTGGGTCGTGTTCGCGCCGAACTCCGTCACGGACTGCAACGTGGTCACAAGACCCGTGAGCGTTGACCCATCGCCGTGGACGGAACCGGTGACGTACACGTTGCCGTACACCATGAGATTGGCCCGTTCGTCCGTGAGCACGTCCACTCTGTCGCCGTCATTGGCTTCACTGTTCGTGTAGCCGAGCACGACGTTCGCGTTCGTCTGGTCGTAGTAAAAAGCGACGTTGGACCCCTCTTTTGCTGTCAATACGAGACCAACGTTCGAATACGTTGAATTGTTAGACCCGAGTTTCGTCAATGGGTCTTTGACCTCGAGAGACTTTACCGAGAGATTCCCACTATGAACCTCGACATCCCCGGCAAAGCTCTGGATGTTCGTTGTCATTTACCTTAATATGCGAAATTTTTAACAACAGTTGTACCCTCCTTGATGCTCTCTAACTTCGCGCCAGTGCCTGATGATGTGTACTCCACCTTGATGTCGTAGTCGTAGTCTTGCGCCGTGTCGTAGGGTTCGATGACCACTTCGGTCGGCGTCGAGACGACGTTCGAGCTCCATGGATAGGCGGTGTCGCCGAATTTGTTCAACGTCCCCTTGGTAATGTTTTTCGTGGGTGTCCCATCTTTGTGTCCACCCTGGAGTTCCAGTACGAGGGTGTTGAGGTTCTCGTCACCGTGGAGGAGCTGAGCCACGACCTTGGCGTAGAACACGTTGGAGGCAAACTGCAGGGTTATGTTTGAACTCGGGTTGGTCATGGACCCGGAGTGTGTGTAGTAGTGCGTGTTCGCGAGGACCATCCCGGTTTCGATGTACGCCACGTTGCTCACGGTGATGTTCGAGGTGAACGTGGGGTCCAGGTAGGTCGCTCGCGTGTTTTCCAGGTCTGTTATGTCATCCAGCGCCGAAGACAGTCGAGCGGCATTGTCGTCCACGTCGGTGCGTAAAAGTTCAATCAACGCCACGTTCGCGGCGAGGTCTGTCTGGAGAGCGACACCATCGAGATTCGTACCGTCCCCGTAGTACTCGAGAGCGGTGATGTTCGACGTCGCATAGATGTTCCCAGATGCTTTCAAGCTCCACGTTCCGGTGTTGGTGAACGTGACCATGTCCGAGGTCGTCGCCTCGGCGGTGGTCACCTGTTGCAACGTGGGCACCTTGGTTTCTAGGGTTCCTGGGGCAATTTTCTTAAGGTCGTTGTTCGTGGTGTTCACGTACACATAGTTGACACCGGTCATCGATGTGAGGACGTTGGCGTTGGGGATGTCGTTGGCGCGACCAATGCCCGTGACGAACACCGAACCATTGGATGCGGACTTCACACAGACCCCTAAGTTTTGAATCAGATGGGGACTCGTGTCGTAAGGTTTCGTACCGATGACACCCCCCGCGACGGTGTTGGACACATAGACAGTCTGTCCCACTGCGATGAGACTCGTGTCCACACCCGACGCGCGGCCATAGGTGACGGCTAAACCCTCACCTCCGTCGGCCACGGTCGCGTACACGACACCGATGGCGGGCATGGTCGCACTACTGTCCGACTTTGCCAGGTCGACGTTTGCGAGGTTTTGATTGTGCGCACCATTGATGTACACCACCTGACCCCTGGTGAGGTCCCCTCCGGTGTCGTTGTATATTTTGATAAAGGTGTTGTCGTTGTGTTCGTTCACCCAGTTCGTGCCATCGTAGACCAGGCGTTGTTCCGCGGTGAGTTCACCGGTGTTGATGACGACGTTCTGCAACTGGTCCAACTTGATGCCCACGTTGGACGTCAGGTCCGTCGAAAGGGCTGTGTGTGCGTTCGTGAAAGACACGATGCGCGAAGTGGTGTTCCCAAGGGTCGTCACGCCTTGGAGGGTCACGTTCGAGAGTGTGCCACCATCGCCGTAGTAGGCGGCTGCGTTCGCGTTGCCTCTCACATCGAGGGTGTGCGATGGCACGGTGGTGCCCACACCCACGCGAGACACGGCGGTGTCCACGAACAAATCATTGGTGGCGATGGCCACGTTCCCTGCGACGTTCAGTTTATAACCCACACTGATGTCCCCAGTGAGTCGGTCGGCCACCATGGTGTCGTCCCTCCACGCACCCGAGATGACATCGGGGTCTCTCACCGTCATGTAAAAGTTGTTGGATGCGTTTCGACCAATGCCCACGTAGGCGTTGGAATCCTCGGCAAAGATGATCGTGGAATGACCCCCATCGGTGTCGTTGATGTAGATGTCCGGTTCATTGGAGTCGATGCGCAACGCACCCACACCGTCGTTGAGCGACCCCGCCGTTATCTGTACGGGTGCCGTGGTCGTGTTCAAAGATTCCACGGAAATTCTCTGCACCCCCTGAATGGTGTGTGCATTCATGGTGTTCACGTTGGCACCCCCCCTCACATCGAGGGTGTACCCTGGGAGATTCGTGCCGAGACCCACCCGTCCAGTGAGGGTGTCCACGAAGAGATTGGTCGTGCCAACTTCCAGATTGCCACTGGCGTAGACATTACCCACGACGTGGAGATTGGCCTCTGGTGTCGTCGTGGCGATGCCAAGCTGCCCACCCGTGAGTCGCATCTGTTCTGCTCCACCCTCATTGAAACGCACGTTCGTGCCGTTGACGTACGTTTGTCCCGAGGCATCTTGATAGAGGGCGTAGCCCGTCGAGGACGCAAAGTCGATGTGCGCCACTCCGGCGGTATCGCTCGTGCCCGTCACGTCTCCGACCTTGAGACGACCCACGACCCCCGTCACGTCCGCATCTGGTGCCACGGAGAGACCGGTGGCGTTCAACACCGCCACGTTGGCGTCGCCCCACACATCGAGGGGATAGGCCGGTGTAGTCGTCTTCACACCGACGTTGCTGTCTGCATAGACAGTGGCCACGTTGGCCGTGCCCCGCACGTCGAGACTATGGGACGGTGCATTCGTGCCCACACCCACGCGACCCGTGGTCGTTTGTACATAGAGATTGGCCGTCCCCACCTCCGCGTCTCCATCGACATTCAGGGTTCCGTACACGTGCACCGCGAGGGCGTTCGCGGTGTCTGGGACGATGTCCGTCGACGAGGGGTCGCTCAGGGTGTGCGCCAACACGAGTTCGGCCTCGTTCCCTCTGTACCCCACCACGACGTTCGAGGAGGGTCGGGTCATGATGATGCCCATGTCGAGGGCGTCCACTGTGTTGTTATTGGCCAATTCGATGATGGCGTCGTTGATGATGGTGTTCGTGGTTTTCAAAAACGTGGTGGTCCCCCCGACCGTGAGATTCCCAGTGAGTTCCATGTCCCCACCGACATCTAACTTCGTACCAGTGAAGGTGAGGTTTGGGCTGTCCACGAGGAAATCATTCGCACCCACGTAGACCACTCGACCAGGGGTGAGCGAACCCACCGCGAGGGTTTGTGTGGTGACGTTCGACGTCACCGTGATGTTCGATGTGAAGACTGGGTCCAACACGTTCGATTTGAGTGCGGCCACTTGGTCGGTGTAATTCTTCGCCGTGATGAGATTGGCCTCTACTTGAATATCCGTGTACACCTTGGCGTTGGCGAGATTCGATGCGATGCTCTGGTTGAGTGTGAACACTTCGGTGGCCAACTCCGTTTTTGTGGCTCTCGTTGATTCGAGATCGCCGATTCGTATGACGTTCGCTTCGTGAAACGATTCTAAATTAGAGAGTCGCGCACTGTTCGCCACGAGGTTTGATTCGAGGATGACGATGCGTGCGGTGTTCGACGCCATGTCCGTCTCCAATTGAGACGTCCTCGCACTGTTCGCAGCGAGGTTTGATTCGAGGATGACGATGCGCACCGTGTTCGACGCCATGTCCGTCTCCAGTTGCGATGTTCTCAAACTGTTCGCAGCGAGGTTTGATTCCAAGATGACGATGCGCGCGGTGTTTGACTCCATGTCCGTCTCCAGTTGAGATGTCCGAGCGCTGTTCGCAGCGAGGTTTGATTCCAAGATGACAATGCGTGCGGCGTTTGACTCCGTGTCCGTCTCCAGTTGCGATGTTCTCGCACTGTTCGCAGCGAGGTTTGATTCCAAGATGACGATGCGTGCGGTGTTGGAGTCCATGTCCGTCTCCAATTGAGATGTCCGAGCGCTGTTCGCAGCGAGGTTTGATTCCAAGATGACGATGCGCGCCGTGTTTGAGTCTCTGTCAGTCTCCAGTTGCGATGTCCGAGCGCTGTTCGCAGCGAGGTTTGATTCGAGGATGACGACGCGTGCGGTGTTTGACGCCATGTCCGTCTCCAATTGAGACGTCCTCGCACTGTTCGCGGCGAGGTTTGATTCGAGGATGACGATGCGTGCGGTGTTTGACTCCATGTCAGTTTCCAGTTGCGATGTTCTCGCACTGTTCGCCACGAGATTTGATTCCAAGATGACGATGCGTGCGGTGTTTGACTCCATGTCAGTTTCCAGTTGCGATGTCCGAGCGCTGTTCGCCACGAGGTTTGATTCCAAGATGACAATGCGTGCGGTGTTGGAGTCCATGTCTCTCTGAAAGGCCACGGGTTCGGAACCCACGTACACCATGTCGCCGACGGTGATGTTGCCAGCCACGAGGGCGTTGCCCGTCGTGACTTCAAAGCCGGTCGTTGTGTTTTGAAATAGAACTGTGTGCGTGGTGTTCGCCCCATTGTCCGTGATGCTTTGCAACGTCGTGCGCACGTTCGACAAGAGACCACCATCACCGATGAACGCGTTCGCATAGATGAATCCACCTTCGGTGATGAACGTGTTGCTATTGACGTTGAGTGTCTTGTCCACGAACATCGACCCGTACACGTGCACGTTCATGTGTTTGGAGGCATCTGGAAGGATGTCCAGCCCTGAGGGGTCCGAAGTCGTGTACGCGAGCATCAGTTCATTTTCATCGCCTCGGTACACGACGGCCACGTTCGCTTCGGCGCGACCCATGACCACGCCCGTGTCGGCGCCGGTGGTGGTGTTGTTCGCAGCCAGTTTAATGATGGCATCTTCCACCGCCAGGTTTTCTACGTTGAGGAAGGTGGTGTTCCCCGACACGGTGAGATTTCCACCGACCACGACGTCCTTCGTGGTGGTGATGTTCTTGGCTTGCACGTCCCCGTACACGTGGAAATCGATGTCATTCGTGGGGTCTGGGGTGAGCGTGGCCCCGTCGATGCTGTCGGTGCTGTGTGCCACGATGAATTCCGTGGCGCTCCCGTCGTAGCCGAACACGACGTTCGAGGGGTTTTGACAACTGATGATGATGCCGGAGTCGAGCACGCCGTTGTTCCCGATGCCCAAGATGGGGTCCTTGATGTACACGTTTTCAGAAAACAGGTAGGACGTGGCCCCGTGCACGTTGAGGTTTCCATAGATGGACGTGTTCCCGGTAAATTTGTTGTTGAGTCCATCGATGACGGTGCCGGTGCCCGTGGCGTAGATGTTCCCTGACACTTTGGTGTCGCCACTGACGTGGAGCTCGTGCTCCGGTTCGACGTTGACCCCGACGAACCCGGTGGTTCGCAGGGCTGTGGGACTGCCGGTGAGCACGATGGTGTTCGAGGTGGTGTTGCCCATGTCGGAGATGTATTGGAGGGTGAGGTTGGAGATGTTCCCACCATCACCGGTGATGATGCCCTCGAATTCTGGATTGAGCTCAAGGGCGGCGATGCGCGCGCTGTTGTCGAGGAGTTCCGCTGGGAGCACTTCAAGGGCGGTGATGCGCGCGCTGTTCGCCGCGAGGTTGCTCTCCAAGTTGACGACGCGCGCGGGGTACGTTTCCAAAGTCGTGATTCGCACGTTGTTATCGGCGAGTTGTACTTGTAAATCCGCGATGTTTGCAAAGTTGTTCGATGAGGTCACTTCAAGATTTGCAATGTTCGCGGTGTTCACGGAGATGCGGAAACTGTTATCGGCCAAACGCGAACTCAGCGTGCTGATGCGCAGACTGTTGTCTTCGAGGTTTTCCTCCAAGTTGGTGACGCGCACGGCGTTGGCGGCCAAGTTGCTCTCCAAGTTTCTGATGCGAATGACATTGGATGCGTGATGGGCGTAGAGGGTGGTGATTCTATCGGCGTTTTGTTGTAAGCCCGATTCCAAGGTGCTTATACGCACACTGTTTGCGGCTAAATTTGATTCTAGGTTCCCAACTCTAATAGCGTTGGAGGACATTTGGGTTTCTAAATTGGACACTCGCACCAAGTTGGCTTCGAGCAGGCTCACCCTGAATGAGTTGTCCACGAGATTGACTTCGTGGGCGATCCCCGTGAGCGTGCGCCCGTCGCCAAAGTAGGCGTTGGCGTAGACGTCGCCGACGACGTTCATAGTCAGCAGATTGGACGTGGTCGTGATGAACCTATCCGACGCACTGTTCGCGGTGTACGCGAACGTGAGTTCATCCACGTCCTCTCTGTAGGCGATGGCTATGTTGTCTCCAGGCCTTTTCATGACCACCCCGACGTCGTACAACAGGTTCTCATTCACGTTATTCTGACCCAACTCTAAGATTGGGTCCGTGATGGAAATGTTCTTTGACGAAATGAACGTCGCTTCCCCGATGGTCGTGAGGTTGCCCTCGAGGTAGACGTTTCCCCTGGCGTAGATGACGTTGCCCGTGGTTCCCGTGTCGTCGATGTACACGTTTCCAGTGAGACCAGTCAAGTTGCTGAACATGGCACCACCTAACAATCGCACCAGCGTGTTGGTCTCGTTGCCGGTGTCCGTCACCTGCTGAAGGTTTTTATCGGAAGCCACGACCTGTGTGGTCACGATTTCCTTCGTCGTCGAGTTGTACGCCAATACATTCGTGGTCGATCCATCGTCGTACCTGATTGGCGACACGAACGTGCCCGAATGTGGGGCATGCACTATGGTGTCCGAAGCATTCACAATGATAGTGTTCCCAGCCTGTGTGGGTGGCTGCACTTTACCAATGCGAACCTTCTCCCCGCGTTCCACGGTATTAAGGTTCTTCACCATTTGATATTACCTAGTATTTTAATTTGCATATCGCAGAGCACCGATGCCATTTTGGATGGTCAAGATGTTATAGGAACATGCATAAATTTTGTCGACGAGCGCGCGACTTTCACTGTGTATCTTGAACGAATTCACGCGCGAAAAGTTCAACGTGCCCGTGGGTTGCAGACTCGTCGTGTTGTGTGCGAAACTGTACATGAACACATCGGGCGACGTGCACGCGATGGTGTGATAGTACGCACTGATGTCCATGAAGTGCGGACGCGCCCATTTGTATCCTGAAAGTTCCACGCCGTTGATGGACAACTTCAAGCGATTCGACGTCGACGTGAGCGTGTTGTTCGCGGTTATGTTGGATGCGGCGATGAATTTCACGGGGTGATTGAACGTCAACTCTTGCGTGAGTTCTTCTGATGGCGCGCACTCTTGAATTTGGTAGATGAGCATGTTCACGGTCTGTCCCGCGATTTGCGCGCGTTCCTCGGCGTCCAAGTAGTAATAATTCGAGTGGCACTCCCACGTGTAATTTCCCGCGTTCGGACCCCACCGCACTCGAAGTTCGACCTCTTGGTACCCGAGGGCGCACACCGGGAGGGCGCTTTCCAGAGCTTCACAGAAAAAGAAACGCAGTGGGTAAAACAACGATTCGCGACCGCCTGGACCGAGGGCCCCTTTCGAGCTGTTTTTGGCAAACATGTCCAGCGCGACGTTTTGACTGAAATCGGAGGTTTGGCGATCGATGACTTGTCCACCGATCACGAGCTCGACGCTCTCGATCGCGGAGGTCCAATTCGTGATTTCCTGCGCTTCCGTGCCGTTGTCGGCGGTCAAGTAGGTGTACCCCAGCATGTCCCCATTGCGAAGAAGGGTTATGGAGGAGTACGAGTTCGAACGCACGGCGCCTTGAATTTGTTGTTTCTCCACGCATTGGGAGAACGGGGTGTGGCGTTTGTACGTCGCTGAAAAATGACTCATTTCTGGTTCGCTCGAGATCCATTCATCTTGAGCGCCCAGGCACACGAGTTGCGCGATGCCCGCGGACATGGCTTTACATTACCTTGAGAAAAATTAAAGATTCGGTCGCCTGCACACGAATCGAAGGACTAAAAAATTATCACCCACGGCTGTGGCGTTCTTGATGGTCTCCCCGTTTTGATTCAACAACCGCACGGTTAACTTGTCGATTCTCAGAATAGGGTCGATGTATTGCACGGCGATGGGGTAATTGTCTTTAAAAGTGATGAGTTCGTTGCCATCGCTGATCACGCTTCCGAAGGCGCTGCGAACCATGGAGATGTTCCCTTGGCCCGCGTGGGTGCCCACCGACGCACCGGAAATGGCGGCGCGGTCGTTGAAGTGCGTGTCTAACTCATCGATGGATACGTAGAGGTGTTCTGTGTGTTGCACGTTCGCGTGCACGTGCGCCGCCAGGAGTCGGCACTGCACCACGTTGCGCAATGGGTTCTGGAGGTAAGCCGTGAATGCGTTCGCACTGGCCTGACCGATGGTGTCCACGGTGATGGTGCGATACTCATAGTTGAGGTCGGGAATCGTGGCCTCAGCGGTCACGAGCGCCATTTTATACTAGATGCTCAGATAATTTCGTAGTCGGCTTGCTCGCGCACAAACTTTTCGGCACCACACACGCCACCAGGGCGCTGCGTGGAGTACGTGCTCTCGCCTTCTTCACCCGAACCCGCCACGCACTTGGATTGCACCGGGAGGTCGAAGAACGAACCTTCGTTCTTGGGCTTGATGACCAAAGGCATCGGTTCGTAGTAGCTGCGCGCGGTCATCACGACGAAGAGGACGATCAGGACGGCGGCGATCGCGGTCAACGCGTTTCGGTTGGCTCGGTTGAGCTTGAACATGTTTTATCATAGGTTGAGAAAAAAGTGCGTTAAAGAATTCGATTACTTTTAAGGTAATACATCAGATGGACGGTGAAATTGTACTGGACCGCGGCGAAACCACGGTCATGAAACTTGACGACGGCGAACAGCGACTGATGGATGAAATTCAAATTTCTGCACCACAGCCTCGGCGCGTGCCCAGGCCGAAGCCCACCCCGTACGCACGACCGCGCGCGTCGCACGCCATGGAACACCAAGAAGAAATCGATGCATTCGTCAACCCGAATAAGCAGAGCGCACCCCCGCCTGTGCACGGAGGGCCGTCGTTCGACGACGACGACGACGACGTGGACGAGGGCGACGCTTACATGGGCATGGAATTCGACGACGAGCCACAACAACAGGAGATGCCGTCGGCTGGGTACGCCTCGGTGGACGCGGAGAAGATGGACATCTTGAACAAGTTGGCACGTCTCGAACGAAAGGGCTTCGGCGTGAATAAGCGTCTCAACGCGTACAGTTCCATCGAGGACTTGCGCAACGAGTACAAGCGCGTCACGTACACCATCGACGTCGACCAGAGCATTAAGTTTTCGAGAAAGGCGCTCATGGCCACGGTCACTGGTTTGGAGTGGGCGAACAAAAAGTACAACCCTTTCGAGCTCTCCTTGGACGGTTGGTCGGAGAGCATCATGGAAAACCTCGACGATTACGACACCGTGTTCGAGGAGTTGCACGTGAAGTACGGACAGAAGATGCAAGTGGCGCCCGAAATCAAGCTTCTCATGATGGTCGGTGGCTCTGCGATGATGTTCCATCTCACGAACAGCATGTTCAAGGCGGCCATTCCAAACTTACAGGACGTCTTGAAACAGAACCCAGGACTTCAACAAAGCATGGTGAGTGCGGTGCAGAACGCGGTTCCTCGTCAGCACGCACCACCACCCTCCACCACTGGTGGTGGTTCCTACGAGATGCAAGGTCCAGGGTTCGATATCAGCAGTCTCATGGGCAACGTCATGATGCCCCCACCGCCGCCGATGAACACGAGCGTGCCCACGATGGTCGCACCCGAACCCGAGGCTGAGGATGACGACGTCTCCGACATCGTGGCAGAAGACCTCATGGAACGCGAGAACGACATGGGCGATGACGACGTGAAGGAAGTGGACGTACAGGACAAGGCAGCACCTAAACGTCGGGGGAGAAAGAAGAAGACAGAAATAAATCTTTAGATACTATAACACAGGATGGCCGCGTTGTGCATGTGCCCCATCGAGGACGAGGAGCCACCTCGCCGACCCCAGGTGCGCTCTGCTTCACCCACCGTTGCGCAGGTTCCGATGATGGAGGAAGACACGGAGTGTAATTACCTCATTCTTTTCTTCATCGTCGGGGTTATTATTTTGGCTCTCATGGATGCCACGTAAACTCTTCCACGAGGATTACCCACTCCCTCGTGGCAAAGTTATTATTAGTATGTGAATGCCACCTTCGTCTCGGTGTCTCTCTTAATCGTGAGCAGTTTACCACCCGAGGCGGTCGTGAGCTCGACGAAAAAGTCGTAGTAATAGGCCAATTGGTCGGCACCGCTCAATGGGAACGGCACGTGTGGGTCCAGAATCACGGTCGTCGGTGTCGTGCCGACGATACGACTCCAAGGGTACGGGTTTTGTCCACCGAAGATGTTCTTCGTGCCTATGGCGATTGGGATGTTTGACGATTGCGTGTTGTCGCTGTGGCCACCGTGAACTTCCAGCACCATGGAACTGAGGTACTTTCCATCTGGGGCGTAGCGCAACATGGCGTGGATTTTTGCAAAGAACGCACCCTTGTCGAACGTCAGGATGACTGTTTTATCCAAAGTGTCCCTGACACTGAACGTGTTGCTGTACGTCTTCCGCGCCACCGCGTCGGCGCTGATGATGGTGCCACCGTTGACGTGCAGTGGGGCCTGTGGTGCGGCGATTTTAATCCCGACGGCGTCGCCGAACTCAATGCGCCCGCCGAAATCGATGTCCTGTTGCACGGTGAGCGAACCCTGGACGACGACGTTTCCCCCGGAGGGGTGGAGATACAAGTCGCCGTCGCCGCCATTCAAGTAGATGTTCGACGCGTGTGAGGAGGTCTTGAAGTCCAGGACGGCGTTGCTCGTGGTGTGTTGTATTAAAATGTTGCTGTCGTACACGTGCAGGTTCGCACTCGCGGCGTCCGTGCCTATGCCCACGTGCCCTAGTTCGTCCACGTACAGACCATCCACGTGGGTGCCGTTGTTCACGTACCCCAGGACGAGGCTGTTCGAGGTGGACCCTTTCTGTGCCTTGACGAAACCCCCGTAGCCGGAATTCGTCGTGAGTTGCAGGGCGGTGTGTTTCGACGCACTCGCCCCGGCGGGGGATTCCAAATTTAATAGCGTCACGTCATTCGTGCTTTCGCTGTACACGTGTAATTTATGAGATGCTTCTGTTGTCCCTATGCCGACGTTACCATTGGTCTGAATGCGCATCTCTTCCGCGATCCCTTCCTGCCCGAACCGGAACACCAGGTCAGCCTGTTGGAGCACGCGCACGACCCCATCACCCGTGATGCTATCGGTTAAGATTTGGAGATTGGAGGTGTCCACGAATCGACCGGCGTCGATTTTAAAGTTGCCCTGTTCGATGTACAGACGCGTGTCCGCGGCGATATCGTCTTCCGTGGAGTTGATGAGCACCTGTCGATCGCGCACGCGCAACACGGGCACGGGGTTGTACTTTCCAGGGATGCTGTCATCGGATGTTATGATGTTGTTGATGTCATCCGAGGTGAGCTCCGCGCCGGCGTTGTACACCCGGAAATCGTGATAGGCTGCAACGTGTCGAATGCGGTCGTCGCTGCCGTCGTTGGATTTAAACAACAACATCTCCGTCGCCTGACCCGCGGTGGTGCGTTCCTCGACGAACGACTGGTCGCCGGTGTCGCTTGATAGCCCGCGGAACTGCAGTCTGTTCCCAATGCGCACGTCGCCGTCGACGTCTAACTGATACGCCGGGTTCTCGACGTTGATGCCCACCCTGCCAGTGTTGTCGATGACGACGCGCGTTTGGTAGTTCAAATCTGCAGCGTTACTGGAAATTTTAAACTTGTCGTTGTCGGAAAAGGAGGCACCCGTGGCCCAACCAACCGTGGGCCCCGACGTGACTTTATAACTCGTGAAGGCGTCGCTGCTGTCGTCGTTCACCTCCATGCACACGATGGCATCCTGCCCAGCTTCGTCGTTGTCGTTGTGCACGAGAATACCGTTATTCAGGGGATTGGACGACCCCGAGGCCCAC